CGCTGGTAACCGAAGTCATGGTCTATGGCTCGATGCAGAATTGAGAGAAGCTGCAACAGATGATTATTTTAAAATGCTAAAAGAGAATAGGTGACGACAATGATTATTAACAAAAATTGGTTATTCAACGTATACAGAAGTCCCGATGCAGGGGAAGACGCTGGTGGTGCAAGTACCACAGGTGTTCAAACTGAAACAGATAACACAGACAATGCTGATACTTCAACAGTGTTGACTGCAACAGATTCTGATGTTGTACCTGATGGTGCTACTGACGATAATGCCGATGGTGAAGCAGCCACAGGCGAAGAAGCTGATTTAAGTAGTCAGACACCTCCCGACACTTATGCCGACTTTGTTATGCCAGAAGGGGTTGAACTTGATTCTGCCTTGTTGACTGAAGCAGCTCCACTCTTTAAAGAGTTAGGGTTGACTCAAGATCAAGCACAGAAACTTGTAGACTTCCAAGCAAAACAGGCCCAGGCGAGTTCGGAGAGTAACGTCGATGCTTTCAATCAGTTGATGAACGACTGGCAAGAACAATCTAAAAATGACAAAGAGTTCGGTGGCGATAAGTTTGAAGAAAACGTCGGTGTCGCACGATCTGCCATTGATAAGTTTGGTACGCCAGAACTGAAGCAACTGCTGGAAGAACACGGTGTGGGCAACCACCCTGAAGTTATCCGGTTTATGGTCAAGGTAGGGAAGTTAACTGCTGAAGATGTACCTGGTGGCACTACTGCTGCACCATCTAAAGCACAAGACCGTGTGTCTCTTCTTTATCCAAATGACAAAACTGCCTAACTAATTCACGAGGTGAAACATGGCTACTTTAGGAAATAGTTTCGTTGACTTAATCGACGTATATAAGCTGCAAGACGGTACAGGACAATTTGTTCCAGTTATTGAAATGCTTATGGAAATGACACCAATATTAGATGATGCCATCGCGGTAGAATGTAATAAAGGTACTACTCACTTGCACACTGTTCGTTCAGGTTTACCATCAGTTACATGGGGTAAATTGTATGCTGGTATTCCAAACAGCAAAGGTGCAACTGCTCAAGTTGAAGACACTACGGGTTTCGTTGAAGGTCTTAGTACCGTCGATAAACGATTACTTGATTTGTCTACCAATGAAGGTGCTGTACGTTTATCTGAAGCACAAGCATACCTTGAAGCAATGGCGCAAGAAGTAGGTACGAAAGTATTCTACGGTAACTCTGCATCAGACCCTGAAGAATTCATGGGCCTTGCACCACGTTTCAACGATAAGTCTGCTGCTAATGGTGGTCAGATTATCGATGCTGGTGGTACTGGTTCGATTAACACTTCAATCTGGTTTGTTACCTGGGGCGATAATCAGTGTAACTTGCTTTACCCTAAAGGTACTCAAGCTGGTGTTCAGCGTGAAGACCACGGTCAGCAACGTGTCACAGATGGTGCAGGTAATGCTTACTACGCTATGGAAGAAAAATTCACATGGCATGTGGGTATGGCTGTTAAAGATTGGCGTTATGTTTCTCGTATTGCGAACATTGACACCACTGCATTAGCAGCAGGTACTGTTGCATTATACGACTTCATGCGTAAAGCTTATTACAAGTTGCAGAACCGTCGTGTCGCTGGTGGTAAAATGGCTATCTATTGTAACCGTGATGTACTTGAAGCACTTGATGCTTTAGCTACTAACGCTGGTGCAACTGACAGTTTCATTCGTTTGAAGCCTATGGAAATCGAAGGTAAAGAAGTAATGACTTACCGTGGTATTCCTCTTCGCGAAACCGATTCACTTATCAATGCTGAAGCTCGTGTGGTTTAATACCGCACGTTTTCACTCATTAATTTAGGAGATTCATCATGATCTTATCTGCACAACAAATATTTTCGAATGACCAGGCGATTACAGCTTCTGCTGATTCAACTAATGTCATCGACCTTGGTGTACCTGGTACACCGTATGGTGCTGTTGCACCGTTGAATAACGACAAAGGTAAAGGAAACAAGGTTCCGATCTTGATTCAGGTTACTGAAGCGTTTAACACTTTGACAAGTTTAGAGATTAAAATCTCAACTGGTGCTACTACTGCACTGGGTACAACTGTCATCAGTAAGGTTGTACCACTTGCTGACTTGGTGTTAGGTTACCAGTTCCCAGTTGAAGTGTTACCGAATGAAATCGACGAAAGATACTTAGGTATTGAGTACGTGGTTGTAGGTACTGCACCGACTACTGGTAAAATCACAGCAGGTATCACAATGGGTAACCAGACTAACGTCACAGGTGCTTAATTGATACACGTCTAATGAGGGACTTCGGTCCCCATTTCATTCAACACAATTGGTGATTAACATGCCTAGTTATAAAGTTATAAGTAAAGGTTTTTTCGGTGGTCATTTGTATGATCCTGCTGGGAAGCGTCGCGTATTACATACTGAAAAACCGTTCCCGTCGAAAGACAAAAAAGAACAAGTACCTGCATGGCTTGAAGCTATTCAAGGTGAAACTGCTGCACAAGCTAAAGCACGTAAGACTGCTGAAACTAAAGCTGCTAAAGCACGTAAGACTGCTGAAACTAAAGCTGCTAATGCTGCTAAGAAAGAAGCAGATGAACAGCAGAAAGACATTGCTGAAGCGTCGTTCCTTGGCGCTGGTGAAACTAACTCAAACGTTGAAACATTGTAGAGGTTTATCATGCCTGATGATCAAGTGAAGATTAAAAAAGAGAATCATTCAGGCAGTGATGTTTGCTGTTCTGATGACAACTACTATCCATATGGTACAAGCTTACGTTTTGAAGATGAATTGATTGAAGAACTTGAAGCAGGGAACTTAGCAGTGGGTGATGTTGTTGAAGTTCGTGCATTTGCATTTGTGGAAAGTAAGTCTGAACACAGCAGTGCTGACCATTCAAGTAAAAACATCAGTCTTCAACTCACCAGTATTAAATTGAAACGTGAAACTGATGATCGAGCTGTACAGCTTTATGGTCCTAAATCGTAATCGAGGTACATCATGGCTTCTGAAGTTGAAGTATGTAACCTGGCACTGAGTAACATTCGTGCAGGTAGTATTAACTCGTTGAATGAGGGAAGCATACAAGCTCAGGTTTGTAAGCTGAAGTACCCTATTCTTCGTGACCGATGTTTACGTGAAATACCGTGGCAGTTCAATCATAAGTTGAGAGCATTAGCACCAGTCACCACTGACATATTCAACTGGGCCTATGCATATTCATACCCTGTTGATTGTCTCAAGATTCGTCGTCTAGTTGGTTCTTATGAAGAGTTACCTGCTGGTAGTTCTAATGCTGCATCAAGACGGTTAGATAGTCGCGTTATCGACTTGAAGGGTCAACGAAGACAGATACCTTATGAGGTGTTCAACTTTGATGATGCTAAAATAATAGGTTCAGACCAACCCGATCTACGCATTGACTTTGCTGCTAAGGTTACTGACCCCAATTTATTCAGTGATGACTTCATCATGGCTTTATCACATTTATTATCTTCAGAACTTGCTGTACCTATCGTGGGTGCTGAGTTAGGTCGAGCATTGCGTAATGATTCATTGCAGCTTTATAAGCAGTATTTAGCATCAGCCATTGCTACTGATATGAACGACCAGTATTTTTCACCAGGTGAAAGTGATTTTGTTACCGTTAGGAATTAAACAATGCCACAAATTATTCAACGTAGTTTTACATCTGGTGAGATTGCGCCAGCATTACAGTCTCGTGCAGACTTAACCAAGTATGCTACTGGGTTGGCTTTGTGTGAGAACATGTTCGTGCGTGCACAAGGTGGTGTTTACTCACGCCCAGGTCTACGTTTCATCGGTGAACTTGATGACTCATCTAAAGTCGGTCGATTAATCCCATTCAGCTTTAACACTGAACAGACATATATGTTGGTGTTTGAGCATTTAAAAGTACGTGTTATTAAAGATGGTGGTTTTGTTTTAGCGGGTGGAGGTCCTGCAATATTTGAACTTGCTACACCTTACACTGAAGCACAGTTACCACGTTTAGGTTTCACACAGAATGCTGATGTGATGACCATTGTTCACCCTGATCATGACCCTGCAAACCTCAATCGATTAGCTGATGACAACTGGTCGTTGACAACAATTGATTATTCAACAACAGTCACAGCACCAGCATTCACAGCAGGTGTTGATTCAATATCTATAACGGCAATCACCAATGCGAACCCTGCAAGAGTTACAGCAGTTGCACATGGTTTCGTTAGTGGTAACTTAGTTGAGATTGTCAATGTCGGTGGTATGACTGAACTCAATGATAGATTTTTCACAATATCAGTCGTGACAGATGATACGTTTGAACTCGTTGGTGAAGATGCAACTGCACATGGTATATACACCAGTGGTGGTGAAGCTGAAAGACAGAAAGGTGCTACAACAATCGGTGATGGTTTCGGTGATTTTGAGAAGACTTACACTTATGTTGTCACTGCTGTTGATGAAGCAGGTATTGAGTCACTTGCATCTGTTGAGATCAGTGTCACAGCTAAGTCATTATCACAGACCGGTGGTATTCGTTTGTCATGGGGTACTGTGGTTGGTGCTACTTACTATCGTGTTTATAAGGACCCTTCAGTGGGTACAGGTATTTATGGTTGGATAGGTGATTCAAATAACAATTCATTTGATGATTATAACATTGCACCGATTACAAGTGACGCACCACCTGAAGACCGTCAACCGTTCTCAGGGGTTGGTAATAAACCATCAACAGTGACGTATTATCAACAGCGTCAAGTGTTCGCTAATACCAACAATGAACCCCAAGTAACGTATACAACTCAGGTAAATAATTTCAATTCATTGCGTACATCTAACCCTGCACGTGATGATGATGCTGTGACCTTTACGATTGCAGCACAACAAGTAAATGAGATACGCCATCTGTTACCACTTGATTCACTGATATTGTTGACATCTGGTGGTGAGTGGATAATGACAGAAGGTCAAGACAGAGTGTTAACACCTTCAACTATCGGTGTGAGAATACAGTCGTATAACGGTGTTTCAATAGTTCCACCTGTTGTGATCAACAGCACAGCATTGTTCCTTCAAGAGAAAGGTGCACGACTTCGTGATTTAGGTTATGAGTTCAGCAGTGATAAATATACCGGTAACGATTTGTCATTGATGGCAGAACACTTGTTTGAAGAACATCAGATTACATCAATGGCTTATGCTGCTGAACCTTATAGTATTGTTTGGTGTGTTCGTAATGACGGTGTGATGTTAGGTTTAACATACCAACGTGAACACCAGGTATGGGGATGGCATCAACACAATACACAAGGTACTTTTGAGTCAGTTTCATCGATTGCAGAAGATGACCGTGATGCAGTGTATGTTATTGTCAAGCGTAATGTTAACGGTTCAGATGTTCGTTATGTTGAACGATTAGAGAAACGTGAATCAATCAATGCAGCAGACTGTTTCTACGTTGACTCAGGTCTGACATACGGTGGTATACCTGCTACGGTCATAAGTGGTCTTGGTCATCTCGAAGGTGAAACTGTGTCGATATTGACAGATGGTTACACTGTACCTGATCAAGTAGTCATCACAGGTGCGATCACACTTGAACGTGCTGCATCAAAAGTACATGTCGGTCTTAGTTATACACCTGTCATTGAGACACTTGACATTGATACACCTTCACAGGGTCAAACAGTCAAAGCTCAATCTGTTTCAGTGTCGAAGGTTACCATTGAGGTTTCAGGATCACGTGGTGGATTTGTAGGGCCACGACAGGACAATGGTTCAGCTCCACCGATGAGTGAGATTAAACCAAGATTCGACGGTGACAACTATGACCCAATTGCATTGAAAACTTATAAGCAAGAAGTGTTCATACAACCACAGTGGTCAAAAGGTGGTGGTCTTAGGATTGAACAGCGTGCACCTTTACCAATGGCTATACTGTCAGTAATCCCTCAAGTCGATGTAGGTGGTAACTAATGATTCAATGGGTAAAGCCAACAGTAGCACTGGTTGAGTCCATTGCTGCTGACATGAGGCAAGCTGATGCTGAAGAAGTATGGGCATCGAATCATCATTCACCATTAGAGTCTATGATGAAAGGTTGGGAGCTGTCTGACGTTTCAACGGTTGCAATAGATGACAATGGTGAACCATTGGTGATAATTGGTTTAGTTAAGCGTGACATGCTTACGGGGTCAGGTGTCGTGTGGATGCTTGGCGCTAATAGAGCAATGAAGCATAAAAAAGAATTCTTTCGTCAGACTAAACCTATCATTGATGAAATGCTGACTATATGCCCACGATTGTGTAACATGGTGCATAATAAGAACACGAACAGTATTCTATGGTTGAAGTGGTTAGGGTTTACAATTGAAGACCCAATACCACATGGTCCAGATGATGAATTGTTCCATCGATTTCATTTAGAGAGGTCACGCTGATGTGCGAACCAACTACGATAATGGCAGCAGTAGCAGTTGTCTCTGCTGCATTTACTGCTAACCAACAAGTTAAACAAGGTAAGTTTCAGAAGTCTACTGCTGACTATAATGCTCGTGTAGCTGAGAATGAAGCTGAAGAAACTCGTAATGCTGGTGTTGAAGCTGAGAACATTCAACGTCGTAAGACTGCTGAGTTGTTATCTAAGCAACGTGCACAACTTGGTGCAGGGAATATTGACCTGACATCAGGATCAGCATTACAACTACAAGAAGAAACGGTTGCACTCGGTGAAGCTGATGCTCTGCGTATTCGTAGCAATTTTGCGAACCAAGCATCATCATTAGACACAGGTGCTGCATTGACAACAAGTCAAGGTGAGTTTGCTGAGTCAGCAGGTAAAGGTGCTGCAACAGGTACCTTGTTACAAGCTACTTCAACAGTGTTAGGTACAGGTGTTGCTGATAAATGGTTCACACCATCAAGTGCTGCTGTTACTAATCTAGCCGGCACACCCTCGAACATTAATCAAGTTGGGAGTTTTGCATAATGCCTAAAGTCGCAACTTATGGACCTCAACAGGTTCACACCAATGTCACCAGGCAACCACGTGCTGATGCTTCAGCAGGTAATGCTGTATTCCGTTCTAACATTCAAGCTGCACAAGGTCTTGCGTCGGTGGGTAGTGCTGTTGCACAGGTCACTCAACGTATTGACACCACATCTGCTGAAGAAGCATTGGTGGCGTTTGAGCGTGATAAAAACCAATTATTCTTTAATCCTGAAAACGGTTACTTTAATACCCAGGGTAAAAATGCTTTTGACAATGCTAATGCTGCAAACAAGTCACTTGATGAGTTGAAGAAGCAGTATGGTAAATCATTAGGTACTAATGCTAAATCGATGTTTGACAAGTCTGCTGATTTACATATCACACGTAGTCAAGCTGACATTGCACGTCACTCAGCTAAAGGTTTGAAGTCGTGGGAAGTTGCCACTATCAGATCGCAAGTTGAGAACACCGTTGAGAATGCTTCATTGTATTGGAATCAACCTGACAAGTTAGCAGTGCAAAACGCACTAGGTCGTCAAGCGGTGATTGATGCTGCTGAACTTGAAGGTATCGGTGCTGAAGCAACTAATGAACGGTTGCAGACCTATGACTCATCATTTGCAAAAACAGCTATTACATCGGCTATCAGTAGCAGTGCTGAAGAAGGTGCTGCAATGATGGAGAAACATGGTGCACGACTTGAAGGTCCTGACAAAGTTAAACTTGAGAAAGATGTTGCTGCTAAAGCTAAAGCTGAGAAGATTCAATCTGACTCACAGCAAGCCATTGTTGCCGGTACTAAGTTAGTTGATACCTATGACAGTCGTGAAGAAGTACGTGAGCAGGTTAACACCATTGAAGACCCTGAACTTCGTAAGAAAACGATGACTGAAGCAATGCGTCAATTTAACTTGAAGAAGCAGGGTGAGAGTGAAGCACAAGCTGAGTCATTTGAAAGTGCTGAGTCTCATATCATTGAAGGTGGTTCTGCTGAGACATTCCAAGCAACTGATCCTGAAGGTTGGGAACGGTTGAGTACCAAACAGAAAAAGAGTATTGATTCAGGTAAAGCAATCATCACTGACTGGAATAAATTTTCAGACCTGATGATGTTACCTAAAGAAGAATTATCTAAGGTCAACCCGACTGAACACTTCCAAGACCTTGCACCTGGTGAACGTAGTAAGTTAATCAGCGCAGTTAAAAGTGCAGGTGGTACTGGTTCATCGAAAGACAAGATTGATCACCAAGTAGGTCGAACACGTAGTGCACAGACCACTGCTGCTGTTGAGCAGATAATGGGTAAGAAGTCTAAGTGGAATGATGAAAAGCGTAACAAAGCTAACTCATTCTATGACCTGTTAGATGGTGAAGTACAACATCGTGAAGAACAGAAAGGTAGTTCACTGTCATCAGCAGAATTCACAGATGTGTTGTCAGATTTAACAAGAGAGGTTACTATTGAGAGAAGTGCATTTGGTATTGATTTCCTAGCACCAGATGTAGAACAAAATGTTACAGAGATACCACCTGAAAATGTAAGAACATTAAGTAAATTCTTACGCGACAATGGGGTCCCAGTAACTGCTGATAACTTACTCAAAGCGCAACGACAAGCGAGTCAATAATGCCTGATTTAGACCTTAGTAAAATAGACCTTGGTGGTTTCGGACTGAACGAAGAAGACCCACAGCAGACGCAATTGAACGCTAATATGGGTGAAGCTGTCAAGATTAACCCTGACCAACATGCTCAGACCACTAAACTGAGCAAAGAGTCTGGTGTACCTGAGTTCGCTGTACAATCTAACCCTGAACAAATTCAACAGAAGCTCAAGCTTGACCAGATTAACCTTGAAGGTATGACACAACGTGCACCGAAAACTTCTAAGTTTCTCACCACTGATGTGAACAATTCTGTCATTGCACAAGAAGACGTGATCAGTAACTTACTTGAAGGTATTGAAAAAACATTCGACGGTATGGGTCGCTCAATCGGTGTAGGTTTCGACATTCAAGGTCGCGGTCTATTACTCGCTGGTAATGAAGCTACATCGAGTCGCATTGAGGACCTGATACCTGCTGGTGCTATGCCAATAGGTATGGAGAATGTTGCACGTGACTTGTCGCGTGAGTTTGCTGCTAACGCTGGTATTGAAACTGACGAACAACTTGCTGCTGCTAAACAGGAATCAAGTGACCGACTCATCGGTGAGATTCAAACATTACAAAAAGAACGTCAATCATTAACACCTGAAGACATGAACATTGTTCAAGAAGGTGTTCGAGCAGGTGTTGAGTCACTTGCTAACATGGCCCCAGGTCTTGCACTAACTGTCTTATCAGGTGGTCGTACTACACCATTACTTGTCACCATTGGTGCACAGACGTTTACTGGTTCATACGGTGAAGGTCGTGCTGAAGGGTTGACTGTTGAAGAAGCGCGATGGTTTGCCACCATTGATGCAGCTATCGAAGTGGGTACTGAGTTATTACCAACGAAAACAATTGAAACAATTCTAACCGGTAAAAGTAAAGGGTTAACTAAATCAGCATTGAAATTCGCAGTACAAGAGATGGGTACTGAGCAACTTGCTACTGCATTGCAGACAGTTAACTCATACATGTTCGGTTTAGATAAAGAACTTGAAAATGCTGAAGGTGCACAAGAGGTAATCAACATACAGTTACGTCGTCAAGCGGTCACTGCCATTGCTACTGTCGTGGCAGGTGGTGCACAGATAGGTGCTGCAACTGCTGTCAATAAGACGGTTGCTAAGTTGACTCAGACTGAGCAAGAACAAGCAACTCAAGGTGATGTTGAGCAACGTAACATTGACAAGTTAAGTGCTGATTCAGTTAAGTCTAAGTTGCGTGAACGTGATGTTGAGTCATTTAAGCAATTTATTCGTGAAGCTGATGGTGAGAATAATACTCACGTGTTTATCGATGGTGTTCAAACTTCATTATTTCTACAAAGTAAAACACGTGAAGAGATTGATGCTGACCCTGCATTGAAAGCACTTGCTAATGCTGCACGTGAGTCTCGTGCCACAGGTGCTGATGTCGCGGTTCCCGTTGATGAATTCATGGGTGACATTGCCGGTACTGAAGCAGCTACTGAGTTACGTGAACACATGACGATGAGTGAGGAAACAGTTTCACCATTCCGTCAAGAGCAACATGAGGTTGAGACTAAAGCATACGTTGAAACAATAATGGCTGAAGCTCAAGAGAATGCATCTGAGTACGTTGAAGCACAGGAAATTTATACCACTGTTCGTGATCAACTGATTGACACTGGTGCAGTGAATGCGGCTAATGCTTCAATCATGGCTCAAGTTGTTCCTGCATGGGCAACCGCTCAAGCTGCACGTAGCGGTAAAACAGTTCAACAAGTTTACACTGATGCAGGGTTAACCATTGAAGGACCACAGACCGGTGAGCTTGCCCGACTTGAAGGTGAGCAGGTGTTGACTCAAGATGCTGTTGGTGATTTTGCTGACTTCTTGTTACCTCAAAACGAATCATTAAGTATCGGTCAAGAATCAGGTACTTTTAACGATGAAGGGTTATCTGTGTTTGAAGCAGTTAACACACCATCTGACCAATTCGTAAGTCGTAGATATGTCAAAGCTGAAGATGGTGAAATAGTTGGTACAGTTCAAGTCACCAGTACAGATGGTGGTAAAACGGCAACTATTGCAAACGCTGTCACGAAAGAAGGTAGACAAAAAGAAGGTATCGGTACTGAACTGTTAGCACGTGCACGTGAAGACTTTGAATCAGTTAAACACTCTGAAGACTTATCTGAAGCAGGTAAAGCATTTGCTTCATCAGACCCTTTAGCACAATCACCAGTTGATGACGCGAACCTAGTTGTCACACATAACCTTTCATCTGAAAACATTCTTGCTGCTGCTGACCTTGGTGGTTTAGCTGCACCGTCGATTGCTACTATCCGAACTGATGTAAGTGACTTTGATGCATTTGGTGAAGTGTCATTACTTGCTGACCCGTCGTTACTCGAATCAGATAAAGCACGTAATTTTGATGCTGACATATATTCACCACGACAACCACGTCCTACTTATGACATTGATCAAAAGAAATTCAATGAACTCGATGAACAGATGGGTGATGCTCGTGATCTTAATCTAAGTAAACCAGACATCAACTCGTTACAAGATGGCACTGGTGCTGACAACCTTCAACGTTCAACTGCTGTTCAATACTTATGGTTACAAGAACAAGGTAAAGCACCGAAACTTAAAAACAAAAAGATTGATGCAACTGTCAAGAAAGCTGCGAAGCTAGACAAAATTGATGCGCGTGATCCTAAGTTTCAAAAAGCTGCTAAAGCACATTATCAAACAATGCTTGATGCAATCTTGGAAAAAGACCCAGGTCGCGCTGAACGTTTCAGTGGTTTCTGGTTTCTTGAGAATGGTGAAGTTATACCAGGTAAGTTATACGACTTTGAAACAACGGTCCGAAACTTCAAGCAAAAAGGTGCAACCGATACTCACCAGCTTCGTACTGACATCGATAAAAAGATGCGTGTTCAGAAGACCCGTGATGAGTATGACCAATGGGTGACTGACAAATTCAATGACATGGTGAAAGGTAAGAAGTTGTTCAAAGGTTTCTCACCAAGTGGTAACAAGAAGTACGTCGATTACAATATGCAAAGTGTTGTCAAGGAAATGACACAGAAGCTGCAAGCTGGTGAAGCATCATTCTATGGTGTTGGTACAGTTCGTTCTGCGTTTGCTAATGAAATGAAAACCATTAAACAGGTTCAAGCACGACGTGGTGAGATTGTCAGTGAAGCTGAGATGACTGAAGTCAAGCAAGAATCTGCTGATGTATTTGAGGAAGTGCTTGAAAAGCTGAAACCATTCTACAAGTTTGATGCTGATGGTTGGGGTTATGCAGATGATGCAGGTACTGCAATCACAGAAGGTCGTAAAGGGTTGAATGAAGCATTTAACGTGACACCTGAAGTACGTGAGATTGTTGACGACTTCACTGAGTACCTTAGTGCTTTGCCATCAAGTTACTTTGAAACTAAGATCCAACGTGCTGTTGGTTTTGAAGAATTCAACACTGCTGTTGTACCAAAGGGTATGAACAAAAATGCGTTACAAGTATTGAAAGATGCAGGGTTGAAGATTAAAACTTACGACCCTAAAGGTGTAGGTAAAACGCGCCAGCAAGTTATCAGTGAGCAGAAAAAACTATTGTTCCAAAAGAAACCAGACACCGGTGTTGCTCGTGGTTATTATGACCCTGAGAACAGTGTTATACGTTTGACTGAATCTGCTGACCTGTCAACCTTCCTTCATGAGTTTGCACACTTCATGTATGAGATGGAAGCGTCAGGTAACACTGACATGAATGAAAGCATTAACAACTGGTACAAGCGTAATGCTGAAGATGTTGCTGCTGAAGCTACTAAGAACCTTAACGGTAACTTTGATGCTATCAAGCAGGGTGAGCGCACCAATGACAACAAGCAAACTGTGACTGAAGCTGATGTGGTGAACTATCTTGACACTGGTGCAACCGGTAGCACTGACAAAGATGCTGCTGTTCGTCGTGCTGTACATGAGCAGTTTGCTCGTGGCTTTGAAACTTATTTGATGGAAGGTAAAGCACCAAGTGTTGAACTGCGTAATGCATTCAGAACATTTGCACGATGGCTTGCACGCATTTATCAAGCACTACGTGGTGACTTGAATGTGAAACTTGATGCTGAGATGCGTCAAGTATTTGACCGTTTGCTTGCAACTGAAGAACAGATTGCTGCTGCTGAGTCACGTGCACGAGTTGAACCAATGTTCACCGATGCTACGATGGCAGGTATGACTGCTGAAGAGTTCAGTGATTATCAACAGCGTCAAGAAAAAGTCAAAGACATTCAGACTGAAACATTGCGCGACAAATTAATCAAAGCACTTACCCGTAAAACACAGCAATGGTGGAAAGAAGAAAAAGCTGACTTGACTGATGAAGAGTTGGGTCGTTTAGCCGGTGAACAAGTTTACTCAACTGCTACACGTTTACGTGATGGTGACATTAAGCTTGACCATGCGACTGTGAAAGAGATGGTCGGTGAAGAACGTACAGATAAACTGGGTCGCACATCAACACGTGTCTCTGACAAACTGCGCGGTATGACAGCGAAAGGTCAGAAAGGTGTTCACCCTGATGAAGCTGCTGCATTCTTCGGTTACAACTCAGGTGCTGAATTACTCAATGACTTAATGACTGCACCACCTATCAAAGAAACTGCTGAAGCTAATGCACAAGCTCGAATGATTGAACGTCATGGTGATGTGTTCACCGATGGTACGATTGAGCGTCAAGCTGATGAAGCTGTGCAGAATGAAGAACGTGGTAAGTTGATTCTTCATGAGTTAAAAATTCTTTCACGTGGTACTAACCAGCGTAGTCTTGACCGTCAAACAATGAAGTCAATTGCTGCTGAACGTATTGGTAACTTGTCATTCAGAGAAATTCACCCTGGTAAGTATCGCAAGGCTGAGATAAGAGCTGCACAAGAAGCTGCACGCATGTTGACTGAAGGTAACAAAGAAGGTGCTGCACAAGCTAAAGCACGTCAAGCATTAAACTACTACCTTGGTATGGAAGCAACTGAAGCGAAGAATGACACGGTGAAAATTGTTGACCGTATGAATCGTTACAATAAGAAAAAAGTACGTGAAGAAATTCAAAAAGCTGAAGGTGGTTACTGGGATCAGATCGTCAAAATCCTTGAACGATTTGAGTTCAGAAAATCTGCGACACTAGGTTCTGTTGATCAAGTTAACCAAGATATTAATACCTGGGCTGCTGAACGCATGGACACTCACGGTGATGGTCTAGTATTGGCTAACGTGGTGTTGAATGAATCTTATGTCACCCATTGGAAAAATGTTGCTTATAGCGATTTACAGGGTATCGATGACTCAGTGAAGAACATTGAACATGTTGCACGTTACTCGAATAAACTCACTCGAATGGGTGAAGAAATTGAATACAATAAACTGGTTGACAAACTTGTCACCACTGCTGCTGAAACTGGTACAGGTCGATTCAAAAAATCTGCAAGTGTTGCTGATGACCTAACTTGGATTGAACGCAAGGGTCGGTGGGCAATGGGTCAGATGACCAAGATACCTTACATGATGTCATGGATGGACGGAATGGATCGAGTGGGTACATGGTTCACCACATTCTCACAACCGATGACTGACGCATACAATGCTGAATTAGAAATGTTTGAAGAAGTGGGTAAACCCGTCACTGACATGATCAAGAACAGAAGCAAGGAAGATGAGAAGCGTCACAACACTACATTCTTTATACCTGAAATCAAAGGTACTGCTGGTGGTACTCACACCGGTAACTTGAAAGGTCATGAGATTATTGCAGTCGCATTGAACACCGGTAACGAAGGTAACTTGAGAAAGTTATTACTCGGTGAACAGTGGGCCACTGAAGACACTGGTGAAATCAGTTTACAGAATGACAAGTTAGTTGCTGTACTGAAGCACATGACGAAATCCGATTGGCAGATGGTTCAGAAGATTTGGGATCAGATTGATATTCTTTACCCGAAACTTGCTGAAGTGCATCGTCGCACCACTGGACTTGTACCACCTAAAGTTGAAGCTACACCAGTTGTGACTGAACATGGTACGTTTAAAGGTGGTTATTACCCTGTTAAGTATGACCCGACTCGTGATAATAAAGCTGCTGAATTTGAAGAACGTAAAGAAGCTGAAGTGGGTTCAATGTTTGCCAGTAACGCCAGCATACAATCATCAGTGAACACTGGGTCAACGAATGAGCGTACCGGTTACTTTGCACCAATACATTTAACATTGAACGTGGTTCCTAATCATATTCAAGAAACAATCCACTACATCACTCACCATGATGCAGTACGTGAAGTGAACAGATTACTACGTGACCCACGTGTGAAGGATGCAGTGACATCGAAACTAGGTCCTGAAGAATTTGCACAATTGAAACCGTGGTTAAATGACATTGCTAAAGATGGACGTAATGCACCGAATAAATCGATTGTTGATGCAATGTTCAATAAGTTACGCTTAGGTACTACACTCGGTGTAATGGGTTTCAAAGCATCAACTGGTATCATTCAGATCAGTGGTTTGTCAAACACCATTGCTGAAGTGGGTATGGGTCCAGTGTATCAGTCACTTCGTACAATACTCGGTAGTGTTGACAGCATGAAGAGTGCATGGGAATTTGCCACTGAGAAGTCCAAGGTACTGAAGCATCGTACACAGACAATGGATCGGGAAATCATGAATGCAATGCAACAGCTCGAAAGTAAACGTGGTGTGCTTGCAGCAGTTCAAGAAGCTTCAATGAAGCACATTGCTTTGATCCAAACTTACATGGTTGATTTACCATCATGGCACGCTGCATACATTAAAGAGCTTGGTGAGTCTGGTGATGAAAAGAAAGCGTTTCAGTATGCTGACTGGGTGATTGAGAATGTTCAAGGTTCAGGTGCTACTAAAGACATGGCTGCACTGATGCGTAATCAAACCAAGACACATACAATCTTCACCATGTTCATGACATTCTTCAGTGCATTGTGGAATTTGCAACGTGATTTAGTGAAAGGTACTAAGTCTGGTAAATATTCAACCACCACTGTAGCAGCTAAAACAATGTTTCTTTTCACCATACCAGTATTATTTGAGATGATAATGCGCGGTGAGTTTGCCAAAGAAGATGAAGAACCTGAAGAGTTATTGCAGAATGTAATGACTAAGGTTGCATTGTACCCGATTGCATCAATACCTTTTGTACGCGATGTTGTTAATGGTGTGGTAGCTGGTTATGGTTACAATGCTTCACCGGTTACGTCAATTGTAGAACAAGGGTTACAAGGTTTAGAAGGTGCATCAAAAGCAGTGCTTGCTGATGGTGAACTGACGAAAGGTCAAATTAAATCAATTAGTAAGTTACTCGGTGCAACACTAGGTGTACCAGGTACAGGTCAAGCGTGGGCATCTGGTGAACATTTGTATGATGTCCTTGCTGAAGGTGAAGACTTTACTACTCATCAATTCTTATTTGGTCCTGAACGTAAGTAATGTTAGACTTTAATCAATATATTTCGGAGTGTCACTATGACTGTTAATACCACAAAAATCACATCAGGTCCTTACGTTGGTAACGATGTAGCAGAAACATTCAGCTACACGTTTAAAGTAGATGATAAAGACCAACTGAGCGTATATGAAACAAATGACATAGGTATTCAAACCTTGTTGGTTGTTGACACTAACTACACTGTAAGTGGTGTTGGTAACGACGGTGGTGGTATAGTCACACGCATACCAGGTCCTTTACCAACAGGTTATGAGTGGTTTATTCGATCCGACTTTAAAGAGACACAATTGACCGCATTCTCATCACAAGGTCCGTTCTTCCCTGACCTACATGAGAATGCAATGGATAAGTTGACACTGTTGATACAGCAGTTGCTGGATGAAAAATCACGCAGTCCTGCTGTATCAAAAACTTATACAGGTTCTTTACCATTATCACTTGATTCACCAGGTGCTGGTTTTGCGTTACGGTGGAACGGTAGTGGTACTGGTCTTGAAAATTACGACCCATTTTCTGCATTAACAAGTGATGAGATAGCAGCAGACAAACCTGTCATAAACTATTCAACATTAACGTCTGCTGTAAGTGACAATAACCTGAAATTAAACCAAGCATGTAACATGAAAGAACGGACATCAGGGAACGGTGGTGGTGCAATGTGGGATGTTGTCCTAGCATCAAGTGTCACACCGAACACTTATAACATTGTTCAATGTACAGGTGTAGCAACTTTAGCGTTAGTAATACGGTTTCAAGGGAAAATTGATATTAAAGCTTGGGGTGCACATGATAGAAATGATGTGGGGTTTTTAGAGTTTGACAATACTACTGTTATGAACCATATATTTGCATGGATTGACACAGCGTATATGACTGTCAACTACCAATCAATGTCACCTGGTGGCGGTTTGGTGTTCATACCACCTGGTGAGTATATAACTACAACCACATTATTCATGGGGTCGTCTGTTTTATTATACGGTGTAGGTCCTGGTTCTAAGTTTAGATTTAATCCATCTACAAGCTTGTCATTCCTAGAGCCTAAAAATAAAAACTTTGGTGTTGATCCTAATGCTCACGCATCGTCAAACTGGCAGATGAAGTTTAGAGATTTTTACGTTTGTGTTCAGCCAACAGGTGGAACATACCCTGGTTACAGTGGCTCACCAGTCACAGAATATAATCGAAATACACTTCACTGTTTTGATATGTACGACACCATGGGGACTAATTTTGAACGTGTAATGGTTACTGACTTCTGGCAAGGTACAGCATTCAAACTTGATAGACGTAACGAAGTATTTACTTATTATCATCAAATTAATCATTGTATTACACGCGATTGTAAACGCGACATTGATACAATTTCAGCAACAGGTGTTTTAAGTGGTTCATTTAGTGACAGAACAAACTTTCCAGCTAACACGCTAGGTAAAGACTACGCTATTGTTATCGGTGGTGATGTTAGCCTTGGTGCTGGTACTACAATAAGCGGTGGTGTTGGTGTTGAAGGTAACGCGAATGTAGCCCTGTTTTTAGATAGGGGCAACGGCACAAGTATTACGGGCTGTTATTTTGAGGCTAAAAAAGCGCCTTATGTTATCGACGCATCTGACAGGGATAATGTAGCAGGTGGTGCAAACTATTCAGCTAACCACTATGGCTTTACACCAGCCGTTTTATTAAACCCAGTCATTACAGCAACAGGAATAAGTAACTACACTGATTCAGTTAAGTTGTCTGCTGGTGAGCCAATGGAGATAAAAATTGTCGAGGCAACAACAAGAGCAACCCCAAGCTTTAGGAGTTCAGTTGAAGGGTTGACTTGGTCCCCTGCTGGAGGGTTATTTCTAGAGGGTGCTGACGCTTTTCTTTCTGGTATATATATCGAACTCAGGAGAGGCGCTGGAACTGCCGCAACAGACAATCAGGCTAATTACACGTTCTTACCTGCTGAAACCAATAGAGGTAACGAAATGACCGTTTGGGTCACACTGATGGTTAAACGAATAAGTGAAACTGACACCACGGTAAGAGTGTTTAATACCACAAGTGGAAACAGGGATCTTAGACCAGTAGTTGTTTACACTAACGGATGGGAGTTGTGGGGGACATATATGACGATGGTAGATGGTGATGCAACAACCCTTACAGTAAGACAGAACGCAGGTTCAACAAGTGTTTCAAAGAAAATTCAATTTTCAGGCTTGCGTGTGTACCAGAACGGAACACCTTCAATGCCTGCGCCTTATATTTATGATGAAGAAGCAAGCTCCGCCCCTGCTGGTGGGATTTGGAACAATGGCGAAAAAGTATGGAACAGCGATCCTTCTGGTGTTGCTGATAATATAGGTTGGATGCGAACACCATCAGGATTTAAAGTTATGGGTCAGTTAACATAGAGGTCATTATGATTACAGCATTAATATCAACAGTCACCGGTTTAATATCCGGTACGGTTCCCAACTTGTTAAAAGAGTGGGGTGCAGGTCGTGAGCATAGTCGTGAGATGCAGATGCTTGAGAAGCAGACTGAGTTGCAACTACGTATCGCTGAGAAGGAAGGTGAGACACGTGTTGCTGAGATGGACCGTGAAGTTGACATTGCAGCTTATGATGCTCAATCTAAGATAGCAACAGCCAGTCTGAAAGGTGTAGGTATCAACTGGGTTGATGCATGGAATGCTGCAATGCGACCTTTTGCTGTCACCATAATCATCACCCTGTTTGCAGTCATGGCATCGTTCTACACTTACGCAGTGTTGATCACCGTCGAATCGTTTGAAGATATTACTCAAGCTGTTGACTTGTTATGGGGTTCATTAATCGGTGAAGCGATTCAAGCAGTATTAGGTTTCTTATTTGGTTACAGGTCTTCACGAAAATGATTAAAACAGGGGTTGACATGGTTGTCAGATTTGAGGGGTATTCATCTACCCCTTATCGCTGTGCTGCTGGTGTGTGGACCATCGGTTTCGGTACTACTCGTTACCCTGATGGTCGTCGTGTCAAAGGTGGTGATGTCAATTGCACTCGTGAGCAAGCAGAACAATGGTTACACCATGAACTTGAAAAAGCTGAACGTGTTGTTGTAAGATACTGTAAACCTTACTTGAATCCGAACCAGCGTGCTGCACTTGCTAGTTTCGTTTATAACCTGGGGAGTGGTGCATTCAGAGCATCAACCCTTAGACGTAAGATTAACACCGGTGACTTTGATGACGTACCTTATCAGATGTCACGTTGGAATAAAGCTGGTGGTCGAGTGTTGCGTGGGTTGACCCGTCGTCGTGCTGCTGAAGTTGAACTATGGAATGAACAACATGACTGATAAGAATAGACGTGAAGGTGATACTCAAATTTTATTATTACAACAGAAACTTGACAATCACATTGATGATTTTCACGAACATTGTGCTGCTGAAGACAAGCGGTGGGATCGGTTCATATCTACTCAGGAAAGTAACACAATATCAATCAGGGAACTCGTGACATCTAATAAAGAGTTGAGTGATTCAACACGTGATGTTGTTGCAGTGTGGAAAGCTGCTGACGGTACAATGAAAACACTGTCAACACTCGGTAAATTCGCTAAGTGGTTAAGTGGTTTCACTGTACTTGGTGTCGCTATCAAATGGATTGCTGACCACATTAAGTTTTAAAAGAAGTTAGTTGTTAAATCATTTGTTGTCACACCATCGCGGTATCGCTGCAATGCATTCTTCAGACCTTCCTGATCATCGGTCTTACGTTCCAGTGCATCGGCAACAGCTAAGTCAACGGTGTCATTGCAAAGTATTCTGATGATTGACACGGGTTTAGTTTGACCTTGCCTGTCTAACCGTCCACACATTTGCTCATACAATTCCAGTGACCAGTTCAAACCGAACCACACCAGTATTGATCCTGAGTCCTGAAGACCATCAACACCATGACCCATTGAAGCAGGGTGACCGATCATAAGTTTAATTTTGCCACTGTTCCAGTCGTTGATGATGCGCTCAGTGTCAGCAGATTTAGTCTGTGTCAAGTTAACCGGTTTATACTTCTTGAACTTCTTCATGATACGTTCAGCATCAGCTTTGAATGCATAGCTACACAGTACCGGTGCACCACCTGCTTCTTCCAACACTTCTTCAAGTGCATCAAGTTTAGCATCATGAACCACTTGATATTCTGGTGACTCGCTTGACAGGTATGGTGAACCATTGCAGAACTGTAAACATTTATTTGACACTGATGAGCGACTGAACACTTCAACTTCCTGACCTGTATCAAGCAGAGTAAACATATTCTTTTCAACTTCTGCATAAGCTTTACGTGCAGCAGCAGGTAGCTCCACCATCATGTTAGTAATTTTCACATCAGGTAGGTCAAGATAATCTTTAGCATCCATCTTGGTTGTGATGTCGCTGATCTTAAACTCGATCCACTGCTTACCCAATTCAGTTGGAGTGTATGACCAACCACTGTAATCAGATGCAAAGTAACTGTCTTTATAATGCGTGATGAATTCACCAAGTCGTTCACCACCGTCAACTGCTAGGAACTGACCGTGTAAGTCCAAGTAACCATTTGATGCTGGTGTACCGGTAAGACCTGTTCTGTACTTGAACTCGTTAATCATCTTACGCCAGCCAGTAACCTTTATGGTGACCGGTTCACCACGTCCATCTTTACGATCACGTTTACCACCTTTCATTCTGAGCGTGGTAGAGTTCTTCAGCTTCGACACTTCATCATAGACAACCATCTCAAACGGTAGTGGTTTGTCTTGTGATATGTAGTAGTGGTCAAGGGTTTCGGCTAACCAGTTCATAGCTTCATAGTTGATGAGATAGATGTCAGCATCGGCAAACAGTGCACGAGTACGTTTCTCTTTGGGGCCATGAATCACACTGAAGCGTAAATGTTTAGTATGCTCCCACTTCCTTGCTTCACGCGCCCAAACTGCTTGAATGACTCGCAGTGGTCCGAAGATCAATGTCTTCTTAACCTGACCAGCACGCATACGATCAACGATGGTGGTGAGCGTGATAGGAGTTTTCCCCAGTCCCATACCCAACCACAGCATCGAGTCATCATGTGTGAGCTGGTGCATGATACAAGTACGCTGGTACTCGAATAATTGTTGAGGTGTTAATAGTTCTTTCATCACACCACCCTTACTACTGGTATACCTAAACTTTCAACATAGTCACAAGTCTTAATACAATCATCTACCCACAATGAAATATCACCTTTATGTTTATTGATGAAAGTTTTTTTATACTCAACACCGTGACGGTTGTCACCTGACTGACGTTCTTCGATACCATCAGGAATGTTGACGTTGTGTTTACTCAACCATTCAAGTGTGCCGAACTGAGAGCTGGTGAGGATAACAATTACATCAGGACCTTCGTAGATTTCATGATACAACTTGACGATGCGGTCAATCGGCACACCGTTCTCATTGACAAATTTTTGCCACGTTACCCAGTTAACCATATCACCTGGATCAGTACCCAGTGCAAATGGTGTGTGTGGATAATCACCATCGCTCTTACGCAATGTGTTGTCTAAATCAAATACAATCATTTCCAATCCTTATTATCTTCAACATGATTCTGCTGATAAAATTTCCCGTTATCCGTGGGCTGAGAAGGAGTTACCACATGTGGATCAGCTTCATCAGTGGCCCAACGTAGACCGCAACTGCAAACATACTCATCACTTTCACGTGTTACTTTATGCATAATATTTCACCACTGGTCGATTGAATAATTGTAAATCTTTGATAAGAAGGTCAACACCATGATTACCATAGACAGTGCAGACGATTGAACCAAGTGCACGCAACCGTTTATGTTCACGTTCTTGACTTGATTCAAATGTACCGTCAATTGTTTTCACTTCACAAAAGAATATGGGGTTGAAGCCGAAAACTATCTGATCGGGTACACCGTCGCGACCTGGTGAAACCCATTTACGTGTGTCACCACTTAGCAATTTAACCTGGTCACGTAGATAAGTTTCAACCTTGTTCTCACGAGTACCCATTCAAGTCACCTTCATTAAGTTAAGCATTGAGTGTTACACATTGTTCCACGTTAATCAAGTAATGGTTTAACTAATTTCTCAGCTTCTTGGATATACCATTCATAATTAATGTCACTGCGCCAATCTTGATAATCAGCAATGTCACCACCGTCGTTACCACCTTTCTCAATGTGGTCAGGGTCAGCAATGTATGCAGGTAAAGTGTTACACACCCAAACCTTCCAACCTGTATTCACACCAGCGCGACGTTCACCATACGTTGATTGATTCTTGGTGTGAATGCGTTCATCCCATACACCACTACCAATCTCAGCCATGACACCATCGTAATATGAATTAGTCAGCTTGTTAGCACGCTTATACTCACCTGCTGGTCCGTTTGGTGGCATCACTTTCTCAAGTGTCTTACCATCAACACTGATGTAATAGCGAACAATGTTGCTGACCTTCTCACCACCCCATTCAAGTATCGAGCTACGTGGTACTTTGGTTCTCAGGAAGAAGTCGAATACATCAACATGGCTGGTGATGTACTGACGAATATCTTCACCACGGACCAATGCAGCTTCAGCAGCCATGGCAACAACACGAGCTGACCAGTCTTTATGGTAAGGAAGTTCACGTGTACCTGGGTCATCTTCAGCAGTGACATATGCATAAGCACCGATACGTTTCAGGTCACCACTTTGATATTCAGCCATGTAACTATTTACATCACGGATAAACATGCGACTGTACAATGCTTCTTCAAGTTCAAGGTTTGTTACTTGTTCCCACCAGTGACATATTGCACGAGTGTGATCAAGATGTTCATGTGGGCAAAGGTAAGTAATACCATCAGTGTTAGCCTGAATCATTCTTAACCCTGGTACTTTCAACATCTGTTCAACTAACATGCACAACAGTAGCTGACCATTGATGGTGATTGCCATTGTGAACTGAGTATCAAAGAACGGGCTGTACTCGTTATTACTACCACCGTATGCACCGTTGAGTGCTAACTTGAATGCACCGTTTTCTGGTGTACCTTTCGCGTACGTTTTACGGGTATGATAAACACCTTCATAAGCTTGACCGAACTCTTCACCAAGATGAGCAGGGTACAATTTATTTTTGATTGCTAGGTTAGGATAGAATGAAGCAACATCGACATCGACTAACTGGTGAGTATCACTAGTGTGAACCACTTGTGATTCAACTGATGCGTGAATGCCACCAGTACCAAACTTATAGTCAACACCATCAACGGTAGCAATGAGGCCCTTGAACACACCTTTGAATTCTGTGATGACACGTGCAGCTAAATAGTTTTGAATGTTCTGAAATTCAACACGTTCAAAGTTGACATAAGGGAATATAACTTGACCTAGATCAACACTATCGCGTTTAGTCTGACGTTTCTTCTTCTTGTTATCAACGTACTCGAAGCACTTGATACCGGCTTTTTCCATCTCAGTAACCAAGATGACTTCACCGATCTTAACGTCACTCATGTTCATCATGTTCTTGTCAAAGGTGTTGGACAGTCCTTCACGCATTGCAATCTGCTTCACTGTTCTATCAGCAAACATGTCAGTTGCATCGATGTCATGCCACATGTACGAGATAAGCACATCAATCTGTTCACTGGTGAGAGTTGTACCAACATCAAATGGTAAGTCTTCAATGCTTTGCATACCCATATTAAATTCAAGGACCTTGAGACTGGTAGCTTTAGCCATGTTGTCAAAGTGGTGGATCTTGTAAAGGTCAAGCTGTTCAACTATCCAGTCTGATTCCCACACCATGTGAGCGAAACGTGCGTGATGTGGTGCATTGATTATTGACATTGCTTTGTCATAGATGTCTTTGTAAGTGATGCAAGCATTGCGGTTTTTATAGATGAAGTGAAGCACAGGGTAATCGAAACCGATGTTGTTGTACCCAATCATGCGACACTTTTGAGCAGCTAATTCTTCAATGAATCGACACAGTAACTGAATGTCATTACGTCGGTCACTGATTTCAAAGACCCACTTGCGACGGGTAACACGGTGCATGAAGCCAATGGTGAATGCATTTGGGAATGTTTCTTCATCGTATGACACATCACCAGGTGTCACACCGAATAGGAAGTCAGGGGTCATTTCATTTGTCCTTTAGTGTCGAATGATTCAGTGTCTTTGTCGTCACGGAATCGAAGGAAGGTGACAGCATAACGGAATGAACCTGAGTCAAACAGTTCTTTATATTGAACTTCCATTAATCTGCCGGTGTACTGATCAGGGTTGTCCCATAGCTGCTGGCGCATTTCATCAGTGAACGCTGTGACCTTGCCATAAGCAGTGTCGAACCCACCGAGTTGACCCTTTGGTACTTTGTTCTTGTCGAGCTGTTCAAAGTTACCGGTAATGAATACATCAGCAGTATGTTTCGGTTTAACTCGATACCACCGTTCATCGGTTCTCAGCACCAGACCTTCATAACCTTTGTCGAGTGCTGACTGAAGGTATTGGTCAATCTGTTCAGGTGTTGGGTCAAGTAATTTATCAGCCCACAAACGAGGATCAACGTTGTGCTTGATACCCATGAACTCTTCATAGTCTAACGGGTACACCATGTCTTCAGTGAGACAGTTAGGTTTAGGTTCGTGCTGTTGCATCGGTGAATTACTTTCCACAAATGAACCAGCGTAAACTTCACAGTCACCGTACCAATTAATCTTATTTTTAGCTTCATCAGTTAGTGCGATGTCTAACCCTGGTGGTACTTTGTTATTGCGAGTTACCAGTTGACCGTCACGGTGTAAGAGTCGAACACCGTCAATCTTGTAGGATATTTCAACAACACCCTTTATCTTTTGACCAGTGTAGGTCGTTGCTTTTCTGAAGTCTGTTCTACGTGCCATGTCGTCACCTTACATAAATGTTACGGGTTGATAGGGTAAACAGCACAGACCATATTGACTGAACTCTTCACAAAATTTGTCGGGATTGTCACCAAGGTATGTGATTATTTGTTCCCGATCGTTACCCTTCTCAGGTTTACCGGTAACAGGGTTGATGAATGCTATACGGTGGTCAGGTAAACATATCGCTGAACAATGTTGTGCAATCTCTGATTCTTTCCACCATGCACTTGAGTAAACTGAGTTAAGCAGAACAACAGCTTGAGTCACACACTTCACAACCTTGTACTGGTGAACTATCTGAATGATGAACGGTTTAGCTAGACCACGACCGTATGGTGGATTGAGCCACACGTTACCATTCCAATAATCTTCAAGACCTGAATTCTCTTCAGTGAAATACTGACCGGCTTTGACGACCTGTTGCGCTTCGTCATTGGATGCAGGATCAACATCAATTGACCCCATAACCTTTCGAGCAGATTCAATGAAGTGGGGTGGTGTTCCCCAACTGTTGTTCGCCATAATTTGACCTTAAAAAAAGACCCTGCTACAAATTGATAAACAGGGTCAAAGTTGGGAGCTGTTAAGCAAACGAAGGTTTAATTGCTAGACCTTGGTCAAGTAACATTTGATCAGTCCACCCTGGTGTTGCCATGTACTGCTCATAAGTCACACCATTTGCTGCTGCTGTCATGGTCAATGCAACCGGTGCTGCTGGCGCGGCAGGTGCAGGTGGAACTGGTGGAGTCGGGGCAGACGGTGCTGGTGCAGGAGTTGCCACCGGAGTTGCCACCGGTCGAGTAGCAAGACCTTGATCAAGTAACATCTGCTCAGTCCAACCTGGTGTTGCCAAGTATTGTTCAAGTGTTACACCAGTAGCTTTATCAGTCATAACCAATGCAGCTTCAGCAGGTGCTTGTGGCGCATTAGGTGCAGGTGGAACGGGAGCAGACGGTGCAGCAGCTTGTGGAGCTGAACCACCTGGTGCACTTGCGAACATCTGATCAACCGATGGTTTACCGTCAAGACGACCCATTGTAGGTTCTTCATCAGTAATCATCACACCATTGAACCAACCACCAATACCACCTTTACCTTTGGTGTAACCACTGATACCAGCACTGACATAGGCAACCATACCACTGAACACTTTTGACGGGTCAATCACTGGTTGACGGTTAGCATCAACAACAGCAGGACGGTCATCAGCTTTAGCAGAACAACTGAATACATACCAACCGGTGAAGCGTGGGTCATAGTAATCTTTACCAGCATACTTGGTGTCATACAGACCGAAACATTCATCAGCACCAGTGTAACCTGATGGGAATGAGTTACCTTTAGCTGCTTCAACTTCAGCCAACAACCCTGCAACTTGTGGGTCAGTTGGTGGAAGCAATACAGTACAACCATACTTTTCTTCACTAGCACCTTTTGCAAGTTTAGGTGTGAAGATAGCAGGGAACGAGATAATACCTTTAATTGTAGCCATTGTTTTTTCCTCTTAGAAAAATGAAGGTTCATCAGCAACAGGTGCTGGTGTATTAGTTGGAACATCAATAAACATCTGATTAATAGAGTCTACATCATTTGTGGAACTTTGTGCAACAGAATGTGCAACTTTTTTCAAAGTTAATTTACCAGCGACTTCTGAAATCAAGTCAGCTTCAATCTTCTTCTTCTGTGCATCAGTCAATTTACTTAACTTCAATGCAGCAGCAGGGGAGATGAGTTTCTTCGGATAGATGTCATCAAGCTTCAAGCGACGTGACTTGAGTTTCTTGACAATTTCTTCTTCAGGTTCATTCCACTTGCGAGAACTGTTACCAGCACACATTGCATAACCACTGACATGTTCACCAGCTTCAATACGTGTCTGTATCTCAGTACGACATGCATCGAACCCTGCCATCAGTGCATCTTGTGCACTTAATAGTTCAGACAGTTGGTCAGAGGTTAATGACTTAGGATCTGCAATCACTTGAGTTATTTGCTCAAACATTGGCAGGGTTGGACTTGCTAAATTGGTACTCATATCTGTCACCACTTTTATTGATTTTTCAGTTGCAGTGACACAATGACCACCACGTTTAGGGTTAGCTTTACACCATTGACAGTGTTTACCACTGAAGCATGGTGCATTAGGATCATCGGTTTCAGCAGCAGCTCGACTCATGTCTTCGATTTTAGCCATAACAATATCGACTGACAAATTGTCTTCAGGTCGAGTGCTACATTGATACCGTATGACTGGGTTAGTCTTCGGTTGAATGATAGTCATGCGGCAATTCTTCACACGGTCAGTATGAAACGGTTTAATCTTGCCACCTAAATATGAAATCAACTGGGTGTTATCACGAGCATTAACCCAACCACGACCATCTTTATAGTCAGCAGCTTCGATGAAGTGAATAACATCACCGGTGAAACATATAATGGTGATGTCACAAGTACCCCACCAATCATCACGACCATACATTTCACCTGGGTCAGACTTCGACTCAGCTTCAACGGTCACTGTGCTACCAGTGTATTGAATTTTTAATTCAGCAACACGACGGGTAACATAGTCAAGACACATTTGCACACGGTTAATGCGCTCAATACCAACTAACCAACCGCTAGAATGGTCAGGGTGATTAGCACCGATTATCTGCTGGTCATATTGAATTGCAGGTACATTGTTCTCCATACACATTTCAAGCAGAAGATGACTACCCGTACCATCGATAGCTGCTTCACCAGCGATGTCAGGGTAATTAGATTCTTCACGCACACTACCAGGGCAGTTGGGCCACCGGTGGTTGCTTGGCCCTAGACGGGCGTGACCAGTCATTACTTTATACCTTGAACTGCTGCAAGTAGCACAGAGAACTGTTCAGGTTTCAAGTCGTTCACTGACGTTACACCAAGTTCAGCCATCGCTTGATCAATACCTTCACGAGAACCTAGACGACGGAACTCAACAACTAAAGCATTGTTTAACTCTTCAGGTGTCATGGTTGCGGCTGGTGCAGGTGCAGGTGCAGGTGCAGGTGCAGGTGCTGGTGCAGGTGCTGGTGCAGGTGCAGGTGCTGGTGCTGGTGCTGGTGCAGGTGCTGGTGCAGGTGCTGGTGCAGCGACTTTCTTTTCAGCTTTAGGTTTTGCTGGCGCAGGACCACTGACCACTACCAGTTCAGGAAGCAACTGGTTAGCTAAGTCAACAAGCAACTTAGTACCACGTGTTTTTGCTTCAGGGCTTTCACCACTGATCATGACCTGACCTAGTGTGATAATTTCACTAACATTTTTAATCGACATTGTATAATTCTCCAAGTTGGGATTTTTGTTCTTCAGTTGGAACGATGCGTAATCGACCATCATTGAACGCTGTTATCATTTCACGAAGCATTAACTGGTATGGTTTACCTGTTACACGTTTCGATTTCTTTTGAAATGTATCAAGTTCGGACTGTGACATTCTCATGCGTAAGTCACCATCTAATACTTCATTTGTTTCACTATCTTCAGCAGACATGGTGAAGTTTCCTCATCAGTTCGTTGTGTCACCGTGAGCAAGTATAATATTACAATGTTCCACCTGTCAACAATAATGTTTGATAAAGTTTCACATTGCGTTTAAATTGGCTTTATGCTTAAATGTACATGCGGCTTATCGGTGATTGATCGTTACTGAGACAGCCTACTCTGACCAGGTTGCCGCAATTCTCTTACAGGTCAGTCAGTTATAAGGTCAGATTAAATGCAATTACAAATCAGTAATAAAGAATTCATTGACGCTATTTTTGGTGAAGATGCACCGTGGTGTCACGTCACAGATTTCCCTTATGACCCAGGTAACATACCTAAAGACAAGCACTTGATCGCTTGGAAGGGTGACTATTTCTCGCGTTACAACATCGCACCAAACACTAATCAGTATTTCACCATCAGCACATTCTATTGTGATGACCAGCAACAAGCTCGTCGTCGTAAAGCATTGTTCAAGCAGACACCGTGTATCGTTCTTGATGATGTAAAAGAAAAGTTATCAATGGTGGAAGTCAACAAATTACCTAAACCTGCATGGATATTAGAATCATCAGCAGGATCGGAACAATGGGGGTATATTCTTGACACACCATGTGCTGACCGTGGTCGTGTTGAAAACTTACTTGATGGTCTAGTTGCCAATGGTCTAGCACCAGATGGTCGTGATCCTGGTATGAAGGGTGTGACTCGTTACCTTAGACTTCCTGAAGGTGTGAACAACAAAGCAAGCAAACTGGTGAATGGTCAACCTTACAAGTGTCAGATGAGACTGTGGGAACCGTTCAACAGAGTTACCTTAGAAGCATTAGCATTACCCTTCGCTGTTGATCTTGATAAAGAACGACGTGAGTCACGTGTTGATGGTGCTGCTGCTGTTTCCGATCATCCGTTAGTTAATATACCAGATACTATTCACATCAAAGAGGTGCGATCAGATGGACGTTTCGATATTACATGCCCATGGGTTGAAGACCATACTGGACAAGACAATTCAGGAAGCGCTGTCTTCACAAATAGTGATGGGACTATCGGTTTTAAGTGTCACCACGGAAACTGTCAAGAACGTACCGGTGCAGACCTTTTACGATTTATCGACAACGATACCCCAGGCTTCAGTGCAAAGCTTAAAAATTGGCAGGTTATGCGAGAACTCGATGCCATCGCTGCACCAATCTCTTTCATGGCCCCTGTTGCACAACCAACGATTCAACCTAATGCGGTAACAGCACAAGCAATCACTGAATTTGAACCGTCGTTCTTAGCTCAACCAATCGCACCACCAAGTGCACCCGTTGAAGATGTTAACCCTGATGCACTGCAACTTATCTGTGATCAACTGCGTCGTCAGCTACCTGGTACTACTGAGCAACGTGAGATGGCTTCGACGGTTCTGAAGTTCACTGATGATATGCCAAAGATAGATCAGAAACATTGGCATGAAGTCGTCGTTGATATTATGCGGTGGAGTAAAGCAGATTTTAAAGACATCATCACCGATCTTCGTAAGACTTGGTATGGTGAGAAAGTAAGTAAACAAGAATTCTATGACAATGTGGTATTCGTTAAAGAGCTAAACCAATTCTATGACTGGGAGTCAAGCATATTCTTCAGCACTGAGGCGTTTCAAAATGCATTCAGTCACGAAGATGCAGAGGCCCGTAAGATTGCATTGCAAGATGGTCGAGTGCAAAAGGTTGACCGACTTGACTACGCACCGAAACAACCACGTGTGTTCATCGAGAACGGTTGCCGGTACGCGAACACTTGGTGTGAATCATCTCAACACTTCGGTGAGCTTGGTGATGCTAGTCGATGGTTACAACACTTTGATGCGTTAGGTTGGGAAGAACACCGTGACCACATTGAAAAGTGGATGGCTTTCACACTGCGTCATCCTGATCGCAAGATCAATCACATGTTACTACTTGGTAGTGGTGAAGGTTGTGGTAAAGATTTCTTATTGTACCCACTTATCAAAGCAATGGGTGACAACCACACCACTATTGAAGGTGAAGATTTACTGTCAGACTTCAGAGAATTCTTACTATCAACTAAGTACCTGCATATCAATGAAGCAGAATTGGGTGACCGTCGTGAAGCATTGGCAGTGAGTAACAAACTGAAGCCATTGGCAGCAGCTCCACCTGATACATTGAGAGTGAACCAGAAAGGCATCAAGCCAATTAAAATTCGTAACATCGTCAATGCTACTATGACAACGAATAGTGTAATGCCTTTACGCTTGAATGGTCCTAGTCGTCGTTTCTACGCTTTGTGGTCCGATCTTAATCCTCGTGATAAGCAGGACAACATGAAGCGTGAGTGGCTTGAATACTGGGAAGACCGGTGGAACTGGATGAAAGGTGGTGGATGGAAAGCCGTTGTGCACCATCTAATGCACGTGGTTGACTTATCTACCTTCAACCCTAATGAAGCACCACCGATGACTGAGTTCCTGCGAGAAATCAAAGAGTCAAGTAAGTCACCAATGCAGCAAACGATTGAACAGTTTATCGTTAAAGAACATGGTGCATTCAGATGTGATGTTCTCACCAGTAATGACATGGGTGAAACCTTACGTGCTGGCGCAATGATGCCGTCAGATATGATGACCGATCCTAAGTTCTTCACTGATAAGAAAGTGGGAATGGTCCTGAAAGAGATTGGGAGTTACCGACAAGTACGATGCAGTGATGCACGTCTGTGGATAATTCGAGATGAAGAGAAATATGTGCACATGACATCGACGCAGTTATACCACGAGTATGAACGTCAGATGAAAATTGCACGTGGTGAACAATCATTGACAGTTGTACGTTGACACGTGGGACAATGTTCTACATAATGGAGTGACGAAGATGAGTAATAAATATCAACGTGAGATTAAACCTGGTGTATGGGTTGATGTATATGATGTGCTGCAAGCATTCAATGTGACATGTCCTGCTATGGCTCACGGTGTAAAGAAATGTTTGGCCCCAGGTCAACGTGGTGTGAAGGATAGTATTCAAGATAAAAATGAAGCTATTGCAAGTATTAACCGTTCTATTGAAATGGAACAACTAAAAGGTGACGACAATGAAAAAGATTAATGTACTTGATCACGGGTTGATTCGACTCGTTGATTCAATGGGTAGTGATTTATCAATCGCTAGAAATGCTCGTGTGTCTTATGACGCTGAGTGGCGTGCTGGTGAAGACAAAGGTAGTGATGCACGTCTTATCAGCTATCTATATAACAATGGTCACAATACACCGTTTGAAGCGGTGACGTTTACGTTTGAAGTCAAAGCACCAATCTTCGTATTCCGTCAGTGGCATCGTCACCGTACTCAATCATTCAATGAACTGAGTGCGCGATATAAAGAGCTACCTGAAGAGTTCTACATTCCTGAAGTTGAACAAATCACAACTCAGTCAACTGATAACAAGCAGATGCGTACTGATGAAGTTCATCCTAAAGCTGAATACTTTAGACAAATAATGTTAGAACGTAACCGTGATGCATTCAATGATTATAAAGTTATGATAGCACAAGGTTGTCCACGTGAGCTTGCACGCTCAGTGTTACCGGTAGCTACTTATTCTCACATGTTCGCCACGATGAACCTGCACAACCTATTCCGATTCTTAGCTGAACGGTTACACCCTCACGCCCAATATGAAATCAGAGTTTATGCTGAAGCAATATTGGAATTAATCAAAGATGTAGCACCGGTTGCGGTTGCTGCTTTCAAGAAACGTTACGAAGCACAAGGTTATTAATCATGGATTTATATCAACAGTACATACACATATCACGTTATTCACGCTGGCGCGATGATCTAGGTCGTCGTGAAACATGGGAAGAAACAGTACAGCGTTACATTGATTTCTTCGACAAGAAGACTAATGGTGAACACACCAATGTTCTCAATGGTAAAGTGAAGGAGTTCATCACCGATCTGAAAGTCATGCCGTCAATGCGTGCACTTATGTCAGCAGGTCCTGCATTAGAACGTGAGAACCTAGCAGGTTTCAACTGTTCATATCTCGCGGTCAATACTAAGCGTTCATTCGCTGAAGCACTGTACATCTTAATGTGTGGTACTGGTGTAGGTTTCTCGTGTGAACGTCAAGAAGTTGCAGGGTTACCACCTATCCCTGATGAAATTGAAAAGACTGACAGCACCATTGTCGTCGGTGACAGTAAGAAAGGTTGGGCCAAAGCTTACCACGCATTACTCAGTCATCTATGGAATGGTGATATACCTAACGTTGATTATAGTCGTGTTCGTGCTGCTGGTGAACGTTTGAAAGTGTTCGGTGGTCGTGCTTCAGGTCCTGCACCATTAGACCGATTGTTTAAGTTCACCATTGATACCTTCTTGAAAGCTCGTGGTCGCAAGCTAAACAGTCTTGAAGTGCATGACCTTATGTGCATGATTGGTGAGATAGTTGTGGTTGGTGGTGTACGTCGTAGTGCACTTATCAGTCTGAGCAACTTGTCAGATCAACGTATGCGTGATGCTAAAGCTGGTCAGTGGTGGTCAGACAATCCTCAACGTGGTCTAGCAAACAACAGTGTTGCATACACTGAGAAACCTTCTGCTGAGATATTCATGGAAGAGTGGCTATCACTGGTTAAATCTAAATCAGGTGAACGTGGTATCTTCAACCGTGAAGCAGCAGGTAAGCAAGCAGCTAAATGGGGTCGTCGTCCTGCTGATCTATCTTATGGTTGTAACCCTTGTTCAGAGATTATTCTGCGTGACAAGCAACTGTGTAACCTGTCTGAAGTGATTATCCGTGAAGATGACACACTTGAGTCGTTAATGGAAAAAGTTGAAGTGGCTACCATCCTGGGTACACTGCAATCAACACTGACTGATTTCAACTTCGTATCTGAAGCATGGGAACAGAATACTGCTGAAGAAGCTTTATTGGGTGTCAGTCTCACCGGTATCATGGACAATAAATTGATGTCGGGTGTCGAAGGTACTGATGTGCTAACTGATGTGTTGAACAAGTTACGTGATCATGCTCGTACTATTAATGAATTATGGTCTGTTAACCTCGGTGTGAATACTTCTACTGCTATCACATGTGTCAAACCATCTGGTACTGTTAGCCAACTGTGTAACACTGCTTCAGGTATTCATGCACGTCATAACCACAATTACATTCGTACAGTTCGTGTTGATAAGAAAGACCCGTTATATGAGTTCATGAAAGAACGTGGTTTTGTGACTGAAGATGATGTCATGCGTCCTGATAGCACTGCTGTGGTCAGCTTTGCCATTGAAGCACCTGAGTCATCGGTTACTCGTGATCAAGTATCAGCAATGGAAGCACTTGAACTGTGGTTGATGTATCAACGTGAATGGTGTGAACATAAACCATCGGTGACTATCACAGTACGTGATGAAGAATGGGTTGCAGTTGGTGCATGGGTATATGAACACTTTGATGAAGTGTCTGGTATCAGTTTCTTACCACATACCGATCACACGTATCAGCAAGCACCATATCAAGACTTAACTCGTGATGAGTATGTTGCATGGGTTGAAGCTAACCCTACACCAAGTGTAGACTGGACTGACTTGAACGAAGAAGATGACAACACTGAAGCAATGCAAACACTAGCGTGTTCTGCTGGTTCATGTGAAATATAAACTTAACGCCAGTGACAGTGTTGCTGGCAAACTAAGGTGATGACAATGACTGAGAAAACTGAAAAAATTACACAAGAGCTGGTGAACAACACGTTCATTGAAATGTCTGAGATGTGGATTGATGCATTTGAAGCAAGTGAACATAAACTTGTTGCTTCATTCGTCGCGGAAAATAAAGATGGGTGGGCCGTTCAATTCTTAGCGCAGTATCAAATGGCTAAAGAGAACGTTCAATCATTGGGTCTATTCATGCCGGTACTTGTTGAAGGTATCACTATTAACTTAACAGCAGGAGAAGAAAATGAAACAGAACATTAATCATAGTGACATGGTGGCGCAATTAGCTAAACCTGGTGAACTCATTGCTGCTGAACTTACTGGTGACGATGCTCATCTGCTGCATATGGCAGTGGGTATCAGTGGTGAGTCTGGTGAGTTACTTGATGCTGTGAAGAAGTCAGTCATCTATCGTAAACCACTTGACCGTGAGAATGTCATTGAAGAACTTGGTGATCTTGAGTTCTATATGGAAGGGTTACGTCAGGGCCTTGGTATCACTCGTGAAGAAACCATTGAAGCAAATATCAATAAACTGGGTAAACGTTACAAAGGTCACAGTTACAGTGATGCACAAGCTCAGGATCGCGCTGACAAATAGTTGCAAGTGTAGCGGTTTATTGCTATAAATTAAGTTCCTCTTATATAGGATTGATATTATGAAAATGAGTAAACGTTTATTGATTGGCATGATTGGGTTGTCTTTATCCATATCAGCTACTGCCATTGAATTCAAAGACAAAGTGTTGCAATCAGCTTTTGTTGAACCTGCAAAGGTTACACAGTTGAAAGCGTTAACAGTTCAACCTGGTGAAGAGTTGATGGTGTTCAACTATCATGCGTTAGTGAGTCCCATTGTCATCACCGATTATGGTGCGGAGCTGATAACGAAAGCGCCAACATTGATTAGTAATGTATCTTATATTGCGAACACTGCTAAAGTGCAGAATCAAAACTTTGAACGAATGTAATTCACATTCTAAACATAAAGCCGATGTAACAGTCGGCTTTTTTGTGTCTGATGTTTGACATGTGGAACAGTGTGGTACTATACTGTGAGCGAACATTAATTATTGACTATATAAAGGTGACGAAGATGACAAGATTAACTAATAAAATGAAGAAGGAAACATTGTACAACTGGGTTAATGCTAAGAAGAAAAAGCAAATAGTAAAAGCGTTTGATTTACTGGGTTCACAGTATTCTGCGTTGATTGCTAAAACTTACCCATTGAATCGTCAAGTGTGTATCGAAAATAAACAACTGGTTGCTGATGGTTTCATCTCAACAATTAATAGTGCACAACTACCGTATCGTTTCCAGCAAAAACATATTGATAGTGGTGTAGTTTGTGACATCTTGAGCTTCCGTGATAATTCTATCGGTAGAAAGTCTTTCACTATCGAACCCATTGCGTGTAGCAGTAAATACTTTGATCCTAAAGAACACGTTGACATGAAAAAAGCTGAAGTAATATTTAACCGGTTCAAGGACAAAATGAATTTGATTCAAGTTGATATACGAAATGTCGAGTCAGTCCTTTACAGTGTTACCACTGTTAAAAAATTAACTGACATCTTACCTGAGTTCAGCAAATACGTCCCGAAACCTGAAATCAAGTCTACTCAGTTAATTGCTATCGACTTGGTGTCAACTGTTAGAGGGTTACTGTAATGAAGAGAGCAACACGTGCATATAAAGTAGGTTTCACCGATGGTGTTAATGGTAAGCATCACAACACGTATGTCCAGGGTTCAACTCGACATGCTGACTATGAGCGCGGTTTCGCTGATGGAGAAGCATCATGAATTATTGCATACAGCACATCAAAGGGTTCATCACAATGCGTCAATATGTTGAACTGGTTCATGCTACACGGTTGGAGTTTTAACATGATCAACAAGCGTAAGAATGGCAATGAGATTGCTGCTGAACGTCGTCGTGGGTTCATCTTCTATGTGGTGTCGGCTATCATGACCACAGTCTTCGTATGGTGGGTGCAATGTTAATCAAGTCAGCAAGTCTAAGGTTAGCACTGTCACATGCATTTGTGCTTCACCAAGCTAAGTCAGTGCGTCGGTGTTTATTGAATCAAGGGGTATGGTATGTCTGGGTTTAGTTTATTCAGTAGAACAAGTAAAACGGTCATTAAGAAGATTTATCGTGATAGACATGATGAACATAAACACGCTTCATTGTATCGTGTGACAACTTACTGGTGTCTGTTCATTCCAGTTTACTCTTACACTGAGGCGATTGGCTAATGGATATTATACTTGGTGTTATATCATTAGCAATAATAGCGGTCATACTGTTGAAACCTTCATCACGTCGTAAGAATTTACATGAAGTTGTATGGAAACCGATCGAAAAGTCTCCCGACCCAGGTGTGGTAGTATATTCACTTAGTCGAGATAACCCTTTCGATTCGCCAGCAAAATTCAATGTACGTGAACTGAAACCTAGAAAGCTTAACATTAACTGCATTGAATACAGTGTTAAGTTAGATGTATTAACCGGTGACGATGAAACAATTACTTTCTGGAAACCGGTTGGTATCGGGGAAGGAGTTGTACATCAAAGAAGACTTACTGTGACCCGTGAAACATCTTAACCAAGAGCCACTTTCGAGTGGTTTTTTATTGCGTGACACATTGAAAGTGGATGTGTCATTAATGTGTCATGTCGCTAGAAATGTTGATGCTTAGAATGTTGATGATGAAATGATGCTTAGAATGGTGACTCACAGCTACAATGGTGCTGGATGTCGTGGTATTTTGTGGTACAGTAAAGTGATAATGTGTCATTGGGAAGTTCAAGGAAAACAACAACTTAGCATTTAATGTGTCATGGATCGTGATCAAACTGTCATGGGTTAAGTTGTTGTTTCTTATACTCTTTACTCTTATTTATTATTAATGACACATTTTTAAGTATAAAACCGTAAGATTGTGATTGTGGGGTATACCCTGCAAAGTAATCCTTGAGTATGTTTTGCGATGTGTCACCGTCATTGTGTCATGGATTGAACGGTGAGAATGTTGATTGATGAACATCTTGAACGGTGGTATATTACCCACAAACAGGAGAACACTAATGAACCATTTACAAGAACGATTTACATACGACCATGAAGAAGGTTGTCTACGGTGGCAAGCACTTAACGATGAGTTTGTTTATATCAAACCCAATGGTAAACGTGAAACCATCATATCCAAGATGTCACGAGCCAAACCAGGGTCTGTTGCAGGTAAACGGGGTTTAGGTGAGTACAAGATTAAACAGCAAGGTGATAAGCATTGTGGGCTTCGTATGATATGGCAACATGTCACCGGTGAACTGATCATGGGTAAAATCAGAACCATGAACCCACGTGATACTAACTTCTGTATTGATAACCTGTACGTAGTACCATTCGACCAAGTACGTGTTCATCGAGATAGAGCGAAGAACAGCACAGTGGTGTCGTACTGCTTTGAACACAAACAATTCACCGTGGTAGCAGTTGACCATGATTACAATAAGACTGTTATAGGTTACTATGAAGATATTGAAGATGCTTTCAAGGCATTGAGTAAACCTGAAGTGAGCTTCCTATGAGAAGAATAACGATTGCAGACATCATTAAGCTGCCACCTAAGAAAGCGTATTTTGTTGTCGAGTACATCAAAGACTTTGCACCACGTCGAGCTGCGGAAGCTGCTGGGTTCTCATCTGATCATGGTTACCGGTTACTTGATGAACCTGAAGTCAGTGCAGCTATTGAGCATATCATTCAGCAACGTCTTGAAGACAACATGATTGACACTGACTGGTTACTGTATGAGATGGTGGACAATCACCGTATCGCACGCCAGCAAGGTAACATCACCGCGAGTAACACTGCACTTAACATGGTGGGTAAGCATAAGCGTGTCGATGCATTCGCTGCTGACAAGATAAAGGTCAGCACTGATGCTGATGTCATGGACCGGTTAGTTGCTGCGAGACATCGATTGAGTAAGCCTGACGATGAGATAGAGGATGACGTGACGTTCTTCTAATGCTATTCTTCACAATGCTCATCACTGGACTCATCAGATACTGACAGTCCGTCACCCTGTCACCAGTCTTACCAGTGATGAGCAATCATTCACATGGTGATGACAATGGTGACACATGTCCGATATAGATATTACACTCGCTGATGAAGTCAGCAAATACTATGATGACCCACTTGGTTTTGTCATGATGGCATTCCAATGGGGAGAAGATGGTTCATCTCTTCATGGTTTCGATGGCCCTGATGAATGGCAAATTGACATACTCAATGCAATAGGTCACGAAGTTAAAGAACGTAAGTTCAACGGTGTTGATCCTGTTGATCCTGTTCAAGTTGCAGTGTCATCTGGTCATGGTATCGGTAAATCAGCATTGTCTGCCTGGTTGATACTCTGGATCATGTCAACACGTCCCAATTCAAAAGGAGTTGTCACAGCTAACACTGGTGACCAGCTCAAAACTAAAACAATGTCAGAAGTATCTAAGTGGCGTGCACGCTGTATCACCGGTCACTGGTTTCAGATGAATGCAATGTCAATCGTACATCGTGCTTATCCTGACTCATGGCGAGTTGATGCACAGACATGTCGTGAAGAGAACTCTGAAGCATTCGCTGGTTTACATGCTGCTGACTCAACACCGTGGTACTTATTCGATGAAGCATCAGCAATACCTGAAAAGATATGGGAAGTTGCTAAAGGTGGTCTGACTGATGGTGAACCGATGCACATCTGTTTCGGTAACCCAACACGTAATAATGGTTCATTCTTTGAATGTTTCAGGAAGAACAGTCACCGATGGATCACGAGACAGATTGACAGTCGTACTGCGAAGATGACCAACAAGCGATTGATTCAAACGTGGATAGATGACTTCGGTGAAGACAGTGACTTTGTTAAGGTTCGTGTGCGTGGCATGTTTCCTCATGGTGGTGATATGCAGTTCATTCCATCTGATGTGGTCTATGATGCAATGCGTCGTGGGTCTGGTGCTTACCTTGGTGATGACCCTTTAATCTGTGGTATCGACATGGCACGTGGTGGTGAAGATAATTGTATGATTGTGTTCCGTCGTGGTAAAGATGGTAAGTCTGAGAAGGTTTATCGCATACCAGGTGAGAAGTCACGTGACTCAATGAAGGTCGTGTCACTGTTGCAAATGATACTTGATAGACATAAACCTGATGTTACCTTCATGGATAAAGGTTCAATGGGTGGACCGGTTGCAGATAGAATGCGTCAACTCGGTTACCATGTCATTGATGTAGGTTTCGGTGATAATGCTGCTGATGTGAAGCACTTCAAGATGCGTACTGCTGAGATGGGTTCACATTGTAGACAGTGGTTGCTTGACGGTGGTGCTATTCCTAATGACCCACAACTTGAGATTGAACTGACATCACGTGAGTTCGGTCACAATGATAAAGATCAGCTTGTGCTTGAACGTAAAAAGGACATGAAGAAACGACTCGGTGTGTCACCAGATTGGGCTGATGCATTGTACTTGACGTTTGCTGAACCAGTACCAAAACGTGAGACACCACGTGGACATCTCGACCACAATCCTCATATACGCAACAAACCACGTGGTGATTATAACCCTTTGGACTCAATGAACTCAGATGACTACATGTAGACATTGTTTAACAGTGTGCTATTATTCCATTAATTGTATAAGTCAATAGGAGAATTCACATGTGTGGAGGTTCACCAAGAGCGCCAGCACCACCACCAGCAGTACCGGAAGCACCACGTGCACCGGACACTGGTTCAAGTCAAGCAGCACAAGGCACTGATAAACGTCGTCGTGCAGCAGCAACGGGGGATGGTCGTAGTACAATATTGACAAGTTCTCGTGGTGTATCTGATGGTGCAGCAACAGCAACTAAAACATTATTGGGCCAATAACCAATGGCAACTTCTCGTGTCAATCTTGATGTCACTCAGTATGTCAGAGTTACTTCTGACCCACTGACACCATCATCACTGTTGTTGCAGTCACATCGTGACACAGTGCGTGTTGCATTCAGTACAGTGAAACCTGCTAGGTCGAATGATGTATTTCACGAGTTAGGTGGTGAACACCCACCGTTGAACCTTCCGATGGTTGAAGTTGTAGTGTGGGCGTTAGCTATGACAGAACGTTCAGCACTGACTGTTACTGAGCAACGAGTACCACCAGGACCCCAATTATCTGCATACAGTGAACTTATCACAGTGAGTCCGACATTTAGGGCGCAAATAACAGGACAGTATGGATTCATACCCAGTGTGTTTCGTGTGTCACTCGGTGGTACTGTAGAAGTAAATAATTCAATGTTTGAAGCATCAACTGGTGTTTCTGCCAATGGTGTTTCTGCCATATCAACAAACGAACAAGTAAGTGTCAAGGCTGGTCAAGGCATAGTTGGGAAAATCTCAGCAGTGTTCGACACACCTGCTGAAAACAACACTCAATTTGCAGCTTTGCAAACATCAGGTAGTCTCATAGGGTTTGGTTACAATGGACTGGAATATGGTATCGGGTTTGCTAACGGTGGTAAGCTTGAGATATATGAGCTAACAATCACAGTGGGTGCTGGTGCACTTGAAACAGCAATCATCACCATCAATGGTACACCTTACAACGTTGACATAACTAATTCGTCTATTGAAGAAAATGCGTATGAGATAGCAGAGTCTTTGAATTCACAGGTTAACGGTTTCAGTTTTGCGTCGAATGGTGCTGTAGTTACTACACTAGGTCTATTACCTGAGATCGGTGGTGGTTTATATGATTTCTCAAGTGGGACTGCTGTTGCTGCATTCAACTTGATAGGATCTAATGCCATACCCACTGAACGTTGGACGGTAAAAGCAGATTGGAGTGAACGACCTGATTTCATAATCAACCCCCAAATGGGTAATGAGTATAAAGTTTCTTATCCGTACTTAGGTTTCGGTAATACTCACTTTTCAATAAAAGACAGGGACACTGGTGAATTTGTATTAGTTCACATTGATAAATATGCAGATAGAAATGTACTACCAAGTGTCGAAGTTCCCACATTCCGTTGTGGTTGGGCTAGTCGTAACACTGGGAATACAAGTAACATAAAAGTCAGTGGAGCTGGTGCAAGTATAGAAACAGAAGGTGAGTACACGGTACACGGTCAACCCAATGGGGTATGCCATACGCAATCGGTAAGTAATGGGTTACCACCTACAAACATATTGACAATCAGAAACCGAATGTTGTTTGGTGATAAAACTAACAGAACAAATATGTTTCTTAAAGATCTAAGTTTATCAACTGAATCAACAAAGATAACAACGTTCTATGTATACAAAAATGCTATTACATCAGGGTTTTTTGATTACAACTTCTTTGATGAACCTAATAGTTTAGCTGAAGTAGCTAATAACAGTGTTGCTATAACTTCGACGAATTCTATCAGATGTTATAGTACCAGGACTGAGTTAGAAAAAGACTTGAGTAAAGTAATGGAAGAATTACAACCCATGGACTCTATAACAATTGCGGCAACTTTTCCTAGCGGTAATGTCGCAGATATTGAAGCAGCTATAGGCTGGGAGGATGATTTATAATGCCAACTATTAACAGTTATAACAAACGACTTGAAGCATTGCGCTCGGAACGTTCTTCATTTATCCCACTGTATCGTGAGTTATCTGATTACCACCTTGCACATCGTGGTCGATTCTTAACGTCTGACCGTAACAAAGGTTACAAGCGAAACACGAAACAAATTAACAATACTTCACGCATGGCATCACGCACACTTGCATCAGGAATGATGTCAGGTATTACATCACCGGCTAGACCTTGGTTCAGACTTGGCACTGGTGATAGCGACCTTGATGATATTCAAGCAGTGAAGATGTGGTTGCATCAAGTTCAACAAATTATGTACAAAGTGTTCTCACAGTCGAATACTTACAATGCACTACATCAGTTATATTCTGAACTCGGTGTGTTTGGTACTGCATCAATGGGAGTTTACCAAGACTTTGAAAATGTCATCTGGTGTAAACCGTACACTGTTGGTAGCTACATGCTTGGCTTGAACAGTCAGAACACAGCAGATACTTTCTACCGTGAATATGAAATTAGTGTCGGTCAATGTATTAAACAGTTTGGTGAAGATAACGTCAGTCAATCTGTAATGGAACAATGGAAAAAAGGTAACAGTGAGTCATGGGTTAAGATTGTTCATGCTATTGAACCCAATGATGACCGTGATGGTAACAGTCCACTAGCCAGTCAGAAAGCATGGCGCAGTGTTTACTACGAAGCGAAGAATGGTACTAAAGAAGGTACTGAAAAGTTCTTACGTGAATCAGGTTTTGATGACTTCCCAATATTAGCACCACGTTGGGACGTTACTGCTGAAGATGTATATGCTACTGATTGCCCAGGTATCACGGGACTTGGTGACACTAAAGCGTTACAACTTGCTGAACGTCGTAAGTATCAAGCATTAGATAAGATTGTTAATCCACCACTGCAAGGTCCTTCGTCAATGAAGAACAAGCTCAATGGTGGTGTAGTTGGACCCAATGATGTTATATGGCACGACCAGAATGGTGAAGGGTTGCGTAGTATTTATGACTACCGTCCTGACATCAATGCAATCAATCAAGAGATAGGTAACGTCGAGAACCGTGTTCAACGTGCATTCTATGAAGATTTATTCTTGATGTTGGCACAGACTGACCGTCGTCAGATAACAGCTCGTGAAGTTGCTGAGAAGCATGAAGAGAAGTTGTTGATGTTAGGTCCCGTACTTGAACGTTTGCATACTGAGTTGCTTGATCCATTGATTGACAGAACATTCAACATACTTCAACAGAATGGTGTACTACCTGAACCACCACCTGAGTTACAGAATAAAGATTTGAACGTTGAATATGTATCAGTGTTAGCACAAGCACAACGACTTGTTGCCACCGGTGCTGTTGACCGTCTAGTAGGGTTCACCAGTCAAGTTGCTGCTGTATGGCCCGAAGCACGTCACAAGGTTAATGCTTCACGTGCAATCGATGAGTATGCTGAATCACTCGGTGTTGATCCTTCAATGGTTCGCAGTGATGAAGAAGTTGCTGCAATGGCTCAAGCTGAAGCACAACAAGCTGCACAGGCTCAAGCAATGGCAACTGCACAACAAGGTGTTGAGATGGCGAAGACTGCATCTGAAACTGACATGAGTGAAGATAATGCGCTCGGTGCGACGATGCGTAGAGCAGGGTTAGCATAATGTTTGATGAAGATGAAGGTCGTAAAAAACACAATGATGCTCGTGAGTTGGAATTACTTGCTATTCGTAATACAATGAAGACTGAGAATGGTAGAGCTTTTATGTGGAGATGTTTGCAAATGTGCTGTACATTTGAGAGTATATTCGATAAGGACTCTATTCAGCACGCTTTCAACGCTGGTAACCGAAGTCATGGTCTATGGCTCGATGCAGAATTGAGAGAAGCTGCAACAGATGATTATTTTAAAATGCTAAAAGAGAATAGGTGACGACA